ATCCTGGATGTGCTTGTATATTCGCGTTGGACGCAGGGAATTTACCCTTAGTCTGCAGCAAGATACAAACGGCGTTTCCTCAATTTGAACTCATTGTAGCGGCTGATAACGATGAAAAAGGGATAGAAGCAGCAAAGAAAACAAAGCTACCGTATGTCGTGCCACCCAAAAAAGGCCAAGATTTTAACGATCTTCACCAAGAATTAGGACTAAAGGCAGTCTACAAAAGCCTCACCTCAGTTAAAAAGCCCGACACACTCTTCACGATGGTAAGCGATCTACGCATGACCGCAACCAAGTGGATGATCAAAGACGTCATAGAGGACAACTCACTCACCATGATATTTGGTGCAGCCGGATCGGGTAAAACGTTTGTAGCCCTTGATATGGCGCTGTGTATTGCTTGCGGTAAACCCTACCACGAACTAGAGGTGCAGCAAGGAAGCGTTGCTTATATCGCAGGGGAAGGGCATGCAGGGTTCGCTAAACGTGTCGCGGCATGGTGCAAGAACTTCAATCAAGACCTAACAGGTGTGCCATTCGCCAAAAGCAATCGTAGCGTGATCCTAAACGATCCCGAAAGTGAAATACACCTATGCAACGAGCTAGACGCACTACAAGAGCAAATAGGCAAGCTCAACATGATTGTGCTCGACACACTCAGTAGAACACTGGATGGAGAGGAAAATAACCAAAATATGATGGCGTATGTGCAAGTCTGTGACAGGCTCAAAGACCGCTACCAATGCACCGTTATGATTGTCCACCACATAGGCCACCAGAACAAAGATAGAGGGCGTGGTGGGTATGCTTTGCATGGCTCTCTCGACTCGGAATATCGGGTGGAACAGTGGGGCGATTTTAAGATATTACTCACGCCCACCAAGATGAAAGATGAAGAGAAAAGCGAACCTCTAGCGTTCATGAAGTTGTCTATGGATCTCGTGGACGCTGATGGGCAGAACACAAGTTCACTGGTGCTTGAAATGACGCCAGATAAACCACTGGATAAAAAATCACCAGACTACGCAGAACAGGTGGTTAAAGAGCAATTCGATAGGATGAATGACTTTGGCGAGGTTAGCAGATCTGACCTCAAGGAAGCGGTTGCATTAGAGCTAGAATGTTCTCAAAGAACAGCAAATAGACACATAAAAAGGATGATAGATCAGGGTGTTCTAAAGCTCGAAAAAGGGGCGATTTTGGAGGCGTTTGGGTGATGGGTGAATATCCGTTCGAAATTGGTCTGGGACACGCTCAGGACACGAGAGTTTTGAAGCTAAAATGGCTGTGTCCTGATGTCCCAGACGGTGTCCTGAAAAAAGTCAATAAAAACAATATACTTAGCATGCTCGGGGACACGGCTAGGACACGGCTAGGACAAGGTGAGGTTATTTTTGGGACACTCAGGACAACAGGACAGTATTTATATACTGTCATGTCCTGTCCCGAAACCTTGTCCCGAAAATCGTCTGATTTTGCTGAATTAAAAGAAAAGGATTTTTTGGCTACGGTGAATGAAATTCAATGTCTTGGAATGTTGGAAGGTGTGGCTAATCGGAGAAAGATTTTAAACGCTCCTAATCTGGCGAAATATAAGGCATGGCAAATAGAAATGATTAAACGCAGAAAATGGGAATTAGAAAATGAGTGAGGCAGCAATTCAGGTTTTGGAGAAATGCAAAGAAATATTAATAGAGCGTGGTGGAGAACATGGCGAGGCTGAAGAATTGTTTAAGCAGTTAGCAATAAGATCATCTATCAGGCGCGGCGTAAGAGTTACGCCAAGTGAAGTCTCAATGGACATGGTGGAGTTCAAGCTAGGTAGAAACGATCTGAACTGGCGCGAGGACAATATTTTGGATGCGATCAATTATCTAGCATTAGCATTAGCATTGAGGACAGAAAATGTCGAAGAGCAAGAAACCGATCCACACACCGTCTGATTTCGGAACAAGAGAGCGTTTGCAGCATACAGAAGGGATTGCCTACGAAAACGTAGACAAGCGTTTGGGAAGCCCGAAACGGATGCGAGTGACGGTCCAGACGCCGCTAGATAGATATTACTCGCGTGAACAGATCACCAGACGCCAGTTTGAGGCCGGAATGAAGTTGTATGCATTGTGGCGTAGGGCAGGCAGAGCACAAAAGCTTACAGCGTCATATGATGCAAACATTGTGGATGGTACACGCGGAAATGATGATCAAGGACATGATGCCTTTACGGATTATCTTGCTGCACTCAGGACAATTGGCAAGGATCTGTCAGACGTAGCGCAATGGGTGGTTGTAGAGGGTGCTAGTGCAAACGAATGGGCAAAAGATAAAGGCCACGATCCAAAGGGGGGAATAGTGGCCTTGCGTTTGTGTTTAGATGCGCTTGGGGATGTGTTTGGTATGCCTAGAGGTTAAAAGGGCTTTTTTTATTCTGTCACCGTCCGACAATGGTGCTCACCCAATGTAAACTCACCAACTATATTCTTACCTTTAATTTCATATTCTGCTTGGACCTCAACACCCATCTGATGCAGTTTCTCCCACACAGCAATAGGCGCATCCCCTATCGTCCAACATGAGAAATTAAAATAAGATGTCGGTGACGTGTGTAATCCTTTCTCTGGATCGTAGCGTTCACCTCTGATTGGATAAGGATCATGTAGTTGAACGCCTTTCATTTCCCATTTCGTGTTTTGGTCTTGTGACTCTGGAATAACAACAGAAGAAAAATTTGGCTCATCACAAGTCAAAGATTCATATAACTTTTGGAGCTTGCTTGCCTCACCATGAAGATAAACGTTTTGCATACATCGTAATGGTTCTTTTGTATCATCTTTTAATCTTTCACCCATTTTATTCCCCCTTTTTTTAAAAATAGCCACCTCAGTTTTTAACGCTGCAACTTGAAACGTCAATCTTTCAATTCTTGTTGCCGCGTCCATTATATCGCGTGACAACTTTGGTAATTCTTGCTCAAGGTCCAAGGCAAAGTCTGTCAGTCTGTTAATGTTTACTTGCATTGTCTTTGCCTCTCATGTGCTACACGTCCTAGCTGATTGGCTAACTTATCCAGATCACTAGCCAGGATACGGTCATTGTCTGCTAAGACGCTATACAAAATCTTGCACACCATCGAACTAGGTAAGGCTCTTGCTGCACGTTCTAACATTATGATGGGTGCAGTGTATGGCCTTGGTTTAAGCTCTATAGGTTTACGAAAATGGATCATCAGTTAAACTCCAATCGCTTTTCGTTCCAATCGTCTAAGATATTTTCGAACAATTCATGTAATGTATCATTCATTACATCGCCCAAATGGTCAGGCTCTTCACCCATCGCTTCACGGTCACCTTCATTTTGTTCTATATACTCTTTGGACCACTCGTGAATGTGGTGAAAAATAAAGTTGGTTAGTTTCTCTTCACACAGAGGTAATTGCATTATGCTACCTCCCCACTGAAAAAATTGTCAGTAACGTCATAGTCGTTTAAATCATCTTTTGCGGCGAGAAATTCGTAATCCATCCAACCATTAGATTCATAAACACCAAGACAAAAAGCGTCTAATTCTTGTTGAGTAGCAAATTCATACTTTTCTAGATTGTCTTGGTGTTTATCTTGACCCCAAAGAATTTTTACAATGTACGGTTTGTCTGTCATTTCCTTACCCCTTGTCCCATTCATCAGGATCTATCTTTGTCGCTTCCTCACGAATACAAGCGTTTAAGTCTTTGATTGCAGCATTGCGTTTTTTACTTGGTGATAAGTGTTCATAATCACCGCTATCCAAGTCAAAGAATGTGCAAGATGCTTCCGATACACTGAATATCCAAGGACGTTTTAGATATACGCCAATGCCATATGGTTCGTCCTCAACATCGTCTATAATATGTTGGTACTTTTTGTTGATAATGTTTATTCCTGTTTTCATCTTGTCACCTATGTTAAAACTGAGATTGCAATAAAGAACGCTGCAAATATAAGGATTGCACTCACCCATTCAGTGAGCGCAGTTTGTTTGATTATGGTTATGAGTTCAGAGAGAGGCATTTATGCTGCCTTTTGATAAAGTTTAGAGGCGCTGAGACACTCTAAATCTTCTGCTATCTTGGTGAGATCATCACCAGTTAATTTATCATCCCATTTGTCTTGAAGGTGGTCACTCTCAGCAAGCACATATTCGCCGATAATATAAGCAAGCATATTCACAACTTTTTCTGGTTCGCTTAGATCTGTTGATACTTCCCCAAAGTTAGACTGCTCATAATCTTTAATCATCTCTATGGCGTCAAAGACGTGACCGCCAAGAAACTCTTTGGCTTGATATGTGCCTATGATGAAATAGTCTGTGTTGCATAG